GAGAAGAACCAACAGAGTTATTCTTAAAAGAACCAGCACCTAATTTATTTAAATACGTGATTACTTTTCTTGAAGCTAATACTAACTTCTCACCAGAGTTTCCGCCTTCAGGTGCAAAGAAATCTTCCATTGCATCTAAGAAAGCATCATAACCTGATGAAGCATAGGACATATTATACACTTTACCATTAGCATTAGTGTAAGGGATAATCCCCCAAGTAGTTCTGTAAGGAGCAGCCGTAGTTTGCTCGTTAGATGCAGCACCTACACTAAATAACATAGCTTGCTCTATATCCATTTTATGTTCCATTAGTTTATCAGTCCAAATACGTTGATATTCATTAGCAATACCTCTGTATTCAGTAGCCATAGCTGTTCCTGAAAATATATTCATCCCAGTTTTAAAGATTTGTGTAAAACCTTCTCGGTCATACATTTTATCTTCCCAACCTACAGGACTATCACTTCCTTCAGCCCATGCACTACCAATTACTTGACCTTTATTCCCAATAGCAAAGTTTTCACCTACACCAATATCCTCTAAAGGAATAAGTGCTTGACCATTAATCTGAGTAATACCAGAAGTATTAGCATCATGATTAATATATTTGCCATTAGACAAAGTATTTTCTTCTTCTACAACAGCAGCGTGGTCTACTTTAAATTTAAAAACCGTACCACTATCTGCTTTTACAGCAAGTACAAGCCCTGGAACAATAAATTTACAATGATTATCAGAGCTACTTATTTTTCCATACTCGTCATATCTTGCTGTTATATGTAAATCCTCTCCATTAGCTAATGCAGTACCAGCAGATTCTGCTCCTGGATTAAATGCTGCATTTGCAACTTCAAAGTTTCTTCTTTGCCACTGATGTCTCTGCTCTAAAAATTTAAAGACAGGGTCATTAGTAGCCTTTTTTGCCACTTTCGATAAATATACGAAAAATGGACTTTGCATTGGGGCAAGCTCGGCAACTCTTTCACCAAAGTTAAACTTACGCCTAGTATCGTTAATATCAACGTTGCTAGACTGTACATCATTACCAGCTTGGCCACTATAAAATGTGCCCATTGTTATTCTCCAATCTTACCCTCTATCAACTGCTTTATCGCCTTCAAGTAGGGTATGTATTTATTTAAACGGATTCTTTGAATTAAAATCCGCTACCATTTTATCCATAATCTGGTCTTCTGTGGAGCCTTGCGCTTGATTACCCGTACTAGGCATAACCCCCATAGGAGAAGGTATTTGCTGTGCTCTCTTCGTTTGTTCGAACGTAGGAGACGGAGTAGGCTGAACAGGAGTTCCAACTGGAGCGCCTTGTCCTTGCTTAATCCTCCACAATTGCACCAAATTATCCATAGTTAATGAATCGGCAGATGACATGTCCTGTATAAAACTTACAGCTTCTTGTTGATTTAAACCGTATTTTTGTTGAACAACAGTATTAACATTAGCAAGCTCTTGTTGTTGTTGCGCATAAGCTTGACGCCTTTGTGCTTCTTCAACACGTGCTTCTCTTTCTTTGTTCAAACTGTCTTGTACAACGGCTAAATCATACTGATGCCTTAAGTCTTTATACTCTTCCATATTATCACGCCATTCCTCTACCTCGTCTAAGTAACGAGCACTTTCACTAGAGCCATCAGCATAAGCCTCTTCTCTAGAAAAGTTTCTTGGTCTTTTAGGTTTACTAGGAGCTGAAGGAAATTGTTCAGTCTGAGCCTCAGGTTGAGCAGCCGTTTGTTGCTGTTGCATCATTTGTTGTTGCATAGCCATCATTTGCTGCTGCTGAGATTTTAACTCATTTAATTCATTATCCTTTTTTGCAGCTTGAGATTGCCAATACTCATATCGAGTATTATCATTCCTAGCTCCAGTTTCAGGAGTTCCTTGCTCAGGTGTTGCTGTTTCGGGTGTTCCAAAAGCGGAAGCCGAATCATCTACGTTGCCTAAAATAATATCATCAACGGACAATTCGCTTGAGGAGCCCTGTGTTGCATCTACTTGAGGTGCTTCAAAAGCATTTGAAACATCTTGTGTATTTGCACTTTGAGGGGTATCCTGTACATTTGCGTTTTCCATTACTTTTCTTCTTTCTTGGCTGCTCCAGGTCTACCAGCTGGAGGTGAGCTCTCTTTTATTGAACGACTGATTTCAGTCTTAACGGTAGATAAGTTGTCATCAAGACGTTTCTCAAATAAGGTGCTAGCAGCTTGCGCTTTATTGCTAACTTTATCCATATCTGTTTTAAACTTCTCAACTTCAACTCGTTTACGAAGATTGACTGCTTCTCTATCACGAGTTTGTAAATCACCACTAAGTTGTTTAATTTGCTCTTGAGCGCTTTGAAGTTGTTGTTGGAGTTTTGCAATAATATCTGTCCTCTCCATAACACCTTCAATATCAAATACTTCAGTCTTCTTAAGAACTTCTTCTCTATCAATAAGTCCTTTAGCATAGGCATCCATATAAAACTCAAGTTCAGCAAATCGATTAGTAGGTAAGGTTGAACCTGCTACTACAACTACATCGTATTTACCAATTGTGATATTGTTCATGACTTGCACTTCACGTGTTTTATCATCATAAAGCTGTCGGTTAATCGCGTATTCTGACATAGAATTGTTTGGCTGTACAACTCTAAAGATTTTCTCTACAGTGTACAACTGCTGCATTAAAGGTATAGCCACTTGAGCAACTCGAGTTAGACTAGCTTCAATATCAGCTAATTTTGATTTAATTTTTCTTTGACCAAATTCGTCTAAAGATATAGTAGCTTTATAAGTTTGGGGAGCTACTGATGAATTGCCCATCATCATTTCATATAAACCTAATTGATGGTCTATATCATTTTTAGCATCCATTTCATTTTTATAAAGCTCATTAGGAAGAGGTACTGGCTGAACAGGCATAGGAGCTCCAGCATCCATATCAACAGGGATTGCAACTCCAGGCTGCGACCATTTCTCTTCAAATTCTTTCATATCAACACTTCCCTCAGGAACTAATATTTTTGTATTAGTACTTGTAGTAGCATGAGCTACTATTAAAGAACGTGTCTTATTAATATATTCTTGCATATTTTTAACCATTCGAACATCTGATACAGGAAATGGTGTCCTAGTATGAATATTTACAAATGGAACAATAGGGTAATCTTCAGTAGGAAGAACCCTGCTATATAATTTTTTATCACCTATAACTACACAATGATGAACACGCTTAACTTGCACTCTTGCAACCTCAATTAAGCCTTGTAAAATTAATTGTTGATAATCAATTTCTTGAACATTTGGTTCTTCTGGCGCAGGTAAATCTTCTGCTGGTATACCTTCTGCTGTAGCTTGTTCAACCATTGCTTGCCATTGAGATGCAATCTGCTGTTGCATTTGCATAATAATCTGCTTCGCTTGCTCTGGGTCAACTACAGGTTGGCCTTCAATTATCCAAGCTGGCTTTTGAATATATGCATCAAAATCTTCTACATCTAATAAATCTTCTGCACCGCTAAAAGTTTCAAAGATTCTAAATTTATCTACTAATTCTTTAGAATACCATTCATAACCACGTACATACTCATCATTTTGACCAAATGTACCATGCTCTGTTTTAGTTTCGGTATCTTCTGGAAATATAGTCTCACCATCATCCGCTCTATCAGTAATAGGCCTATCTGTAAATCTGTCCGATTCAGCATTGTCAATAGCCTTTTCATACATTGGATATAATTTTTTGGCTTGGTCACGTGTAAAAAACCGAGATATTATAATATTCTCAGCATCATCAAAAAATCGACTTCTTGAATTAGGGTCGACGTATACATCAAGAGGGTCTACGCTATGAAAGCACACTTCCCCTTTGCCCATATCCATCATTGGGTCTTGGTACACATGTATATATCCCAAGCCAGTTACGTAGTAATCATCTACTACTTCTCTTATAACTGACCTACCATCAGATATATCGTACATATAAGCAAGCAAATGACTTAATACTTGAGCAACTTTATTATCAGAATCTTCTCTAGCAGCACACCTAAATGACGGTCTATTAGCAGTTATCATTGCTTTAGCAGCTTCAACTGCAGGATGTATTCTATTAACTACAATAGGTGCTTGTCCTCTAGATTCAAGGATGCTTTTTTGCTCGCTAGTCCATTGCTTACCTAATCTAAATTCTTTATCTTCTTGTGCATGATTAGCCCAAGTTTCTCTATTTTTAGAATAGGTACGAAATAAGTCATGAACCTTGCCTACGACTTGTTTATCTGTTAATTTATTATATTTTTCTTCTGACATATCTCGTAATATAACCCCTACATTAACTTCCAGTCAAGGAATTTTTTTATTATTCCATCTTTTTTATCATTTTCGATATATTTTTTTACTCTACATGCTCTATGTCCATCTAATGCTGTCCACACTGCATCCATAATATCATCGTGTTTACCTTTAGGGTATGATAAAAACTCTTTTTGAGCATTTAAATCTTCAGGCCTAAAGTAAAAATCGCCTTTTGCAAAAATAGGAACCAGTGAGAGCAAGCGCTCTGATTTCGCATTTCTAGGTTTAACGCCTCTTTCTAGTCCTGGAATATATAAATTCTCCTCTTGCATCAATTGTTTAGTAGCAGTCCTTAGCGCTTCTTGATATCCGACTGTTTCTATCTTCATCCTTTTAGGCCTGAATTTTTTAAATATAGATATAATCTCATTAGGTTGTTCTGCAGGTGAAATGCGCTTCTGGACACAGTCAATAAGATATTTCCTATTATCACTGTCAACAGCAATGGTAGCGATAACAAAAAAGTCAGCGCGCCTTGATAAAGAACTAGCAGGGTCAACCCCACTATACACATCAACTGGTATAATTTTTTCATCAGCATCGTCT